AATATGCAAAGACAGCAGCTAATCAAGTATTTCACAAGGTAGCACCTTACGGACTAGCCACAGGCCCAGACCATAAGACCCAATCTTACGCGACAACCCCCGCCATAAGAGAAGCCGCAATGATAGTGGCAGTTGACGTCTGGCAATCCAGACAGGTCAGCCAGACTGGTGGGGTCGGTATGGATGGGATCAGTGCGAGCCCCTATCGGATGGGTTATCAGCTGATTAACAGAGTGCGTGGTCTCATCCAGCCGTATTCAAGTCCAGCATCACTGGTGGGCTAATGGCCGCAGTCAGCACCTTGCGTGGCACACTAGCAACCGCCCTGACAAATAACGGCGTATGGTCTACCTTCGCATTTCCACCTGCAACTTTGCTAGCAAACAGCGTCGTGGTCACACCAAGCGATCCTTACATTGTGCCAAGCAATAACAGCCAGACAAGTATTGCACCCTTGGCTAATTTTAAGATTTTAATAACTACACCTGCATTTGACAATCAAGGCAATTTGCTAGGTATGGAAAACTTTATTGTGGCAGTAGTAACAAAACTAGCGGCATCGGCCCTGGTCTATAACATATCAAGTGTCTCCGCTCCAGCTATAACTAATGCAGCTAGTGGAGATTTATTAACGTCAGAAATCACCGTATCAATCCTAACGAGCTGGAGTTAAAATGAGTTCACAAGCAGAAGACTTAGCCTTCTTAATAAAGATAGGCCAAATTAAAGAAGCACCAAAACAAACCGCACAAACTAAAAAAGAAGAGGAATAACATGGCCATATACTTAAATAACAATGTAGGCGTTAAACTGGCTACTGCCGCTGCGCCTACAGTACCTTCAATCGATATCAGCTCATACGTAACCAACGCTGTAATCAATCAAATCGTAGACGAGCTTGAGGTCACAACAATGTCAGATCTTTCTCACCGCTTCGCTCAGGGTTTGCAATCTGCAACATTTTCCGTGGACTTTCTCAATGACTGGGCAGCTTCTCAGGTAATGACAACACTTAATGCGGCATTTGGACAAACCATAGCGGTATCAGTAATCACCGTTAAAGGCACTGCAGTGTCAGCTACTAATCCAACTTACCAATTTTCAATCTTGGTAAACAACCTGACCCCAATCGGTCAAGGTGGCGTAGCCGAAATTGCTAGTTCTAGTCTGTCCTTTACAGTAAACTCAGTAGTAACAGTGTCAACATCGGTGGCATTCTAACTAAGGAGTAATAATGGCAAAGCTAAAGATTACAAGGGCTAATGGCGAGGTATCTGAACACAAGATAACGCCAGGAGTTGAGTACGCTTTTGAAATTAGTAAAGGCATGGGCATATCTAAAGCGCTGAGAGAAACAGAAATGCAGTCGAATATCTATTGGCTCGCTTGGGAATGTCTACGCAGATCAGGCGCACAAGTACCTTTATGGGGTGCAGAGTTTATTGACAGCTTAGAAACTGTCGAGGTATTAGACGAAGAAAAAAAATAGTACAGCGTGATTCCATTCTCTATACAGTGGCTGCTATAAGTGTAGAGACTGGGATTGCGCCTAGTGAGTTTATTAACATGGACTCAGACATGTTGTCAGCAATTGTGCAGGTTTTAACAGATAGAGCCAAGGAGATCAAAAATGCCAGTCGAGGTCGTAGGCGTTAAAGATGTCATAAATGGTTTAAGTTTTATTGATGAAGACCTGAGAATAAGAGTTAGCAGTGCAATAGACCCGTTGATGAGGCAGGTTGCGGATAAAGCTAGAAGTTATGTGCCATCAAATAGCCAGGTGTTATCAGGATGGTCTAAACCATTATCTTCTAATGTTGATAAACCATTCCCCAAGTTTGATAGCGGCGTGGCTAAAGCAGGTATCGGTTATAATCCTGGCAAAAATAAAGTTTTGAAAAATGGCTGGCAAGTAAGCCAATATGTTTACAACGTTAGCAGGGGCGGCTCTATTTATGAAACCGCAGGAAGATTAAACCCACAAGGGCGAGCACCATTTACATTTAAGCATGAAGGTAGTGGCACGTATGTAAGAAAATCTGCTAAAAGTAAAGCATTAGAAGATTATGAATCTAACAATCCATTTGCCAGCCAACAATTTATCGCACAATTAGTTCCAGTTACAAAGCCTAAAAGAGTACCTGGGCAACTTGGCCGTGGTGGAAGAAAAATGCAGGGTCGTTTAGTTTACAAAGCTTGGGCCGAAGATAGCACCAAAGTTTATGAAGCTATATTAAAAGCGATAGACAATACAGCCGTGGAGTTCACACGCAAAACAGCAATTAAAAAGGCTGCGTAATGGCCAATATATTCGTCGCAGCGGCGGCCACCTGGAACGGTAAGGCTCTTAAAAAAGGTCAGAAAGATATATCTGCTTTTGATAAACAAACACAAAAATTAGGCAAGACTTTTAATCGTGTTTTTGCTACAACAGCATTAGTTGCCTTTGGCAAAAAGGCTGTGAATGCTTTTGCAACCGATGAGAAGGCCGCTAAATCGTTAGCCGTTCAGTTACAAAACACAGGCAATGCATTCAGGGTAACCGAAGTAGAAACCTATATTGCAGGCCTACAGAATTTATACAAGGTATTGGATGATCAGTTACGACCAGCCTTTCAGACTTTACTCAACGCCACTGGCTCGGTCACTCTTAGTCAACAGGCTTTAGAAACTGCACTAAATGTTAGTGCTGGTACAGGCGCTAGTTTAGAAACGGTAATTAGCGCAATAGCAGCTGGAGTCCGAGGGCAAACAAAGGCTATTAAAGGATTAAACACTGGTATAGATGCCAACATAATTGCTACTGGTGACATGAATAAAATCATGGCCGCACTGGAAAAAAGATTTGCAGGCCAGGCTTTAGCCAGATTAGATACTTACGCTGGCAAAATGGATAGCCTAAAAGTAGCTGCTGCTGACGCTACAGAGATAATAGGTAAAGGTTTAATAGATGCTTTAAGCGCTCTGGCTAAAGATAATTCAATAGATGAAGCAACAGACTCTATGAATCAGTTTGCTCTGGCTACTGCCGATACAGTTCGAGGCTTAAGTTTATTAGTAGGCGAAGTTAAAAAGTTCGCGGATAGCGACGTGGGTAAACTATTAGCAGCATTAGCCTTCCTTGCATTTGGATCTAAAAAACTGATAATCGGTGGAGCGCTAGCCTTAATTGGTTACGATATAGGCAAAAGTAATCCTAGTGCTAAACCGAACGTAGGAGGCTATTCAGGCATACCAGACCTGCGTACTTCTCAAGCACTTGTCAAAGCACGTAAAGAAGAATTTGGTATCATTACAAAAAAGAACGCTTTAGAAAATAAGAACGTAGAAGAATTAAAAAAGAAGTTTGACCTAGAACGCATAGGTTTAACTGCTGCACTTAGCAAAGCAACCGATGATGAGACTAAGTTACGTCTTCAGGCACAACTAGCAATCTTAGATAATAACGATGCTTTGGCTAAGAAGATATTGGCAGAGATGGAAGCAGCCGATGCATTAAGAAAACTTGCCGAGCAGGCCGCGGCAGCTGGTAAGAGTATTACAGAGTTTGCTTTAGTCCAGGTTAGATCTTTAATCAATAGAATCAATGCTCAAATAGAAAAAATTAATGCAGAGTTTGGATTACCTTCAACAACCGTATCAGTACCTTCACCTGCCACTTCATTGCCTGCTAGTTACTTCCAAGATCTAGCAGTGTCATTAGTTGGCACAACTGGCTATAGTGGAATGAACGTGTCACAAATTGCAACCGAAAGAGCTAGAGAATCTGGCAATAGATCTGTAGATGTTAATTTAACTGTAAGCAGTCCGTCTGGTGACAGGTTTGCACAACTCATGGCAGAAAGCATTCAGGTCGCTGGGCGCAGTGGTTATAACACAGCACCTAATGGCGGATTACCATAATGGCAGTACCAGTAATAAATGCAATAATTAACTTTAGCACTGGACCATCATTCGCTCAGGCTATGATTATTGACCAAGGCATCTTAGGTACAAACGTATTAGCAGATTCAGCAGCTGTAATTGTAGATGTGTCTAATCGTATAAATCGTATTGAAACTAACCGAGGACGCACTGCATTATCAGATCAATTTCAGACAGGATCACTTAGTTTAACTATTGTAGATCAGAATGGTGACTTTAATCCTCAAAACGTAAGCGGTCCATATTACAATTTATTAACACCTATGAAAAAAGTGCAGATTACTGCAACATTTAATAATGTCACCTATCCTGTATTCTCGGGATTTATTACCAGTTTTGTAACTAGATACCCAGACGATTCTTCTGTCGATGTGGCTACAACAACTATAGAAGCGGTGGATGCATTTAGATTAGCGCAGTTAGCACAGATCAGCACAGTCGCAGGTGCTAGTGCTGGTAATCTATCAGGCACACGCGTTAATCAAATATTAGATACTATTTCATGGCCACAAAGTATGCGTGACATAGATACTGGCTTAACTAGTCTTCAAAACGATCCAGCTTCTAACAGAACAGCACTTCAAGCTTTAACTACCGTAACTACTTCAGAATATGGCGCACTATATGTAGATGGCTATGGCTCATTTGTATTCCAAGATAGAGCTGTAACTGTTGGATCTATTGGCGGCACACCTACAGTCTTTGCAGATAACGGCACAGGCATAGTTTATTATGATGCTGCTTGGGTATTAAATGATGTGCTCATATTTAATAAAGCCACTATCACTAGGACTGGTGGGACAGCACAGGTAGCATTTAATCAGGCATCTATAGATAAATACTTCCTGCATAGTTACTTTCAAGACAACCTACTTATGCAGACTGATGCAGTAGCCCTAGATTATGCCCAGGCTTATGTGGCTAGTAGAGCTGAGACCACCATCCGATGTGATGCCATAGTCCTAGACCTATACACGCCCAACTATGACACAGGCGTAGTTGCAGCCTTAGACCTAGATTTCTTTGATCCTATAACCATTATTACCACCCAGCCAGGTGGATCTTTGCTTGAGAAAACCCTGCAGATTTTCGGTGTCCGTATGAATATAACCCCGAATAGTTGGAAAACAACCTTCACAACACTAGAACCTGTCATTGATGGGTTTATAATAGGCAACGTAGATTACGGTGTCTTAGGACAAAACGTACTATCTTATTAAGGAGATATAATGGCAACAGGATTTCCAGCATCTACAGGTGATGTACTTACCTCTGGCATGTTTAATGGCTTAACTTCATTCACGGTAGGTACAGCCAACACAGTAGATTACACAGCTGTACTTGCAGACCAATATCAGGTATTAGAAATAATGAACAAAGCCACAGCTATTGCATTTAAGATCCCAACTGATGCATCTGTAGCATTTCCAGTAGGCACAGCAATTACAGTATTAAATATTGGTGCAGGTCTTTGCACAATCAGTGCAGTAACACCAGGTACTACTACAGTATTAAGTGTTGGTGCAGTTGCTGCATCTCCAACTGTTGCACAATATAAATCTGCAGTATGTATTAAAACGGCTGCTAATGCATGGTATGTAGTTGGTGGCGTTGCATAATGATTGGTAATATAGCTGCAAGTTTATATGCTGCAAGTGGATCAGTACCATTTGGCGGCACTGTAGATTATTTAGTTGTTGCAGGCGGTGGCGGTGGCGCAGGTGAGTTAGTTGGTGGAAGTCAGAATGTGCAAGGCGGTGGCGGTGGCGCAGGTGGTTTGCGTTGCACAGTAACTGCAACAGGTGGCGGTGGTACATTAGAAACTGCTTTGAGTTTATCTACAAGCACTAATTACACAGTTACTGTTGGTGCAGGTGGTCCTGGTGGAGCAGCTAGCGGCTCTGGTGGTCCAGGAACTGTTGGCTCAAACTCTGTTTTCTCAACTATTACATCAAATGGCGGTGGTTTTGGTGGTGCAAGAGCAGTAGGTGGTAATGGCGGTTCAGGTGGTGGCGGTGGTACGGCTGGAAGTTTTGCAGGTGGTACTGGAACTGCTAATCAGGGTTTTGCAGGTGGTACTGGTAATTGGACAGATGGAGTATCAGGTGGTGCAGGCGGTGGTGGCGGTGCTAGTGCTGTTGGCGCAAATGGTTCTGCTGCTGGTACTGGTGGTAATGGTGGTAATGGTGTTGCAACTTCTATTACAGGATCTTCTGTTACTTATGGTGGTGGCGGTGGTGGCGGCGCATATAACATTGTAGCTGGTAGTGGTGGTACTGGCGGTGGCGGCGCAGGTGGTAATCAAGCTGCTGGAACTAATGCTACTGCTAATACTGGCGGTGGCGGTGGCGGCGCAGGTGTTAGATCTAGCAGTGGAACTGGCGGTGGTGGCGGTTCAGGTATAGTAATTTTAAGATATACAGGTGGCACTATAACTATTGGTGCAGGTTTAACAGGTTCAACATCAGTAGCAGGTGGTTACAACATTACAACAATTACTGCTGGCACTGGAAATGTGAGTTGGGTATAATGGCACATTACGCATTCTTAGATAAAAACAATATTGTTACTGAGGTAATAGTCGGCATTGATGAAACTGAAACTATCGAAGGTTTGGATACTGAAACTTGGTATGGAAACTTCAGAGGTCAAGTCTGTAAACGCACATCATATAATAATAATATTAGATATAACTATGCAGGTGTAGGTTACACATACGATGCTGTAAGAGATGCATTTATTGCACCAGAGCCTCTTAATGCAATTGGATTTGATGAGGCTACTTGTCAGTGGATTATGCCAGAGCTTGAGTTATGAAGCCTTGGCTATGCGCTGCAGGTACACAGTTAAGAGATCAGGTTGATTTTTGGTTCAGTGATCGTAGGACTACCACTGATGGATGGCTGGGCGACGCTCGTCATGCCAAAAAAGGAAATGCATCCGATCATAATCCAGACACAAATGGGTGTGTACGAGCCATTGATATTGATTCTCGCTTGGATTCATCCGAAGGGCTCTCAATATATTTGGCTGACCAGATCAGAGAATGCGCTAAATCCGATAAACGCATATCTTACGTGATCCACAACGGGATGATTGCTAGCAAGATACTTCACTTTAAATGGCGTAAGTACAAGGGTTATAACAAACACACGAAGCACATACATATTAGTTTTACAAAGTTAGGCGATAAAGACTCTAAGCCGTTTGATATACCACTACTAGGAGGCAAGTTATGAATATAAAAAATCCATATATATTAACAATAGGCGCATTTCTTTCAGCCTGGGCAGCGTCTAATTTTGCTGCCGACTATCGTTCAATTCTATGGGCGCTACTAGCTGGAGTATTTGGCTATGCAACTCCTAAAAAATGAGCGCAAACGAATGGGTCGCTTTAAGCGTTGGCGTATGCGCCATCTCTACAAGTTTATTAGTGGCTCTCCGCTGGGTTATTAAGTCTTACTTACAAGAACTTAAACCCAATAGTGGGTCCAGTATGAAGGATCAATTAACTCGGCTAGAACAGCGTGTTGATGATCTATATTCTCTAATGTGTAAGCGACAATAGCTGCATGGCTGATAC